CTGTAGATTCACGGATAAAATTCTTTGTCACATTCTTTCTCTTTATAGGTGGACGAGTTTGTTTTCTCGGTTTCACCTCAATCACATAGGTCTTTATTATTCCAGTAGATTCTTTTATTTTGATAAGAAAATCTGGAAAATAACGATGTACTCTATTATCTAGGGGAGATCGATAGGGTATCCAAAATTCTTCACTACCCCACTCTATAATATTTTCATTTATATCACAGTAATTGCAAAATTTTGCTTCCCAAGAACTACGACAGATAATATTATTAACATCACCCTTATATTTCTTTGGTTTTGTGGGTTTAAATAAACTCTTTTTGCTTTCAGCCATACATAATATATAAGGTCAAATAGTATTTATAAAATGCCTACCAAAAGAGGCACATCTGCCATAAAAGCTAATCTACTTAATCCTGCTTTAACTTCACATTTTGAGGTTCAGATTCCCCTACCTCCCTTCATGCAGAGTGAGTTAGAGAGTAGTGAGAGGATAAGGTTAAATTTGCAATGCACCGAAGCATCATTACCAGGATCTAATATAGCAACGTCAGAAATAACTAATGACTATACTGGAGTAACTGAGAGACACGCATATAGAAGAATGTTTGATGAAAGTATGGATTTTACTTTTTATGTTGATGGTGAGAATTATGTTCCTATAAAATTCTTTGAGAAATGGATGAGAGGTGTAATGAATGAAAATGAATCTGATCAAGTAAATCCTCTATATGCGAATTATAATTATAGGGCGAGATATCCTGATGGTGATGATGGATATACTTCTAGTGGATTAACTATTACTAAATTTGAGAAAAGTTTTTGGGAAAAACATAGTGGACAATTACAGTATCAATTTGTTAAAGCATGGCCAAAGGCAATGACTTCGATGCCACTATCGTATGATGGATCTAATCTTTTAAAATGTACAGTTTCTATGACATATGTTAGATATGTGTTAATGGGGTTAGATAGAGGGACTATTTCTTCACAAGCAACCAAACCACCAGTTAATAGTGGAGCAGGACAGAGTGGTGTTAATCCTTTGCTTGATTTTGGTATAGATATTCTTAATGATGCCACTGGTTTAAATGTATCTTCACAGGCAGCTCAGAATGTTTTAGATTATTTTGGTTCATAATCTTAAAAACCCTTATATATAAATATACGCACTGAAATTTTTATAGGATATTATGCCATTACCAAAGATTGCTACGCCAACCTATGAATTGGTTTTACCATCAACAGACGAGACAGTACAATATAGACCTTTTTTAGTAAAAGAGGAAAAATTATTAGTACTTGCTTTAGAAAGTGAAGATAATAAGCAGATCACAACTGCTATTAAATCAGTATTAAAGAACTGTGTACAAACAAAGGGAATTAAAGTAGAACAACTTCCTACTTTTGATATTGAATTTTTGTTCCTTAATATTAGAGGTAAATCTGTTGGTGAGGAATTGGAAGTTAATATTGTTTGTCCTGATGATGGGGCAACTCAAGTAACTGTAGACATTAATTTAGATGATATTCAAGTTCAGAAAAATGAAGATCATACTAAACAAATTAAAATAGATGAAGATTTGATGATGGAAATGAAGTATCCGTCATTGGATCAATTTATTAAAAATAATTTTGATTTTAATGAAAAGAATCAAATGGATCAGTCATTCCAGTTGATCGCTTCTTGTATTGATAAAATTTATAATAAAGATGAGGTTTGGGCAACAGCTGATTGTACTAAGAAAGAAGTAAATGATTTCTTAGAGCAAATGAATTCTAGTCAATTTAAGCAAATTGAGACTTTCTTCGAAACTATGCCTAAATTGTCTCATACTATTAAAGTAACTAATCCAAAAACAAAAGTTGAGAGTGATGTGGTATTGGAGGGATTAGCATCTTTTTTCGCCTAGGCATGGTCCATATGGACCTTGAGAATTACTTCCGTCTCAATTTTGCCTTGATGCAGTACCATAAATATTCATTAACAGAAATTGAGAATATGATGCCTTGGGAGCGAGACATTTATGTTGGACTTCTAAGATTGCACCTCGAAGAAGAGGAACTAAAACGGAACCAAGAAAAGGCTAATGCCAAGTACTAAACCCAATATGATAGATGCTTTGAGAGCAAAGCATGATCCTCACTATCAACTAGCGGGTAAAGTTGAACGTCTTGAGAAAGACATTCCTATTCAACTTGCTCAATTACATAAAACACTAAGTAAGTCCTTTGGAATGCAAAGGAAAACCTTGGTGCGTGTTCTTGGGCTTGAGAAAAGACTTGCAGAATTAGAGACAGCAGAAGCAGCAGTAGAGGAAGTAGTAGAAAAAATAGAAGAAGAAGTAACAGACGAGACACCTAAAGAACCTGAAGTAACAGACGAGACACCTAAAGAACCTGAAGTAACAGACGAGACACCTGAAGGAGAAGATGAAATACCTCCAGGTTTGGATGATGTTTTAGATGATGTTCGTAATCAACCAGAACCAAAGACAGAACCAAAGAAAAAGAAACCAGAAGCAAAGAAGAAGAAACCAAGGAAAAAGAGACCACCAATTAAGGCTAAAAAGAGAAAGATAAGTGCTAAAGATTTAGCAAAAGGAACTCCATTTGATGCTGGATATAAATCGAGGGTGATGGGTGTAGATGAAAAAGGAGAGTATCTAAGTCCTGAAGAAAGAAAGAGAAGATTTAAGTTAGGTGATAAGCAAGAAAAAGATGGACTATCAAAAACAGTAGAGGATGTATCTCAATCACAACAACCTGCATCTCCTTTAGATGGTGTAATAGGTGTTGTTAATTCGATTGCTGGTAGTGTTGATTCGATTAGACAAACATTAATAGATCAACAAAAAGTTAGTCAAGAACAGGTTTCTGAACAAAGAGAACAGCAGCAGAAGAAGAAAAGAGGAATGAAGGAGAAAGCCTTAGAGGCTGGTGGTAAGATAATGGGTGGTGCAAAGAAGATAGGAGAAAAAGTTCTTGCACCTGTTAAGAGTTTATGGACTAAAGTGATGGACTTCTTAGTAGGGGTCTTATTAGGAAGAGCTGTTATGAGTTTGTTTGAGTGGTTTACTGATCCTGCAAATAAAGATAAGGTTAGTTCTTTATTTAAATTCCTTAAAGATTGGTGGCCAGTTTTATTAGCAAGTATCATGGCATTTGTTCCAGCCTTATTAGGTCCTGGAGGAATGATTCTTGGGACAATTGCATTATTGGCATGGGGTATTCCTAAGATTATTAATATAGTGAAATCAATTTTTAGTTTTGGGGGTAAAGTTGATAAGGAATTAAAGAATGTTGAGAGTGATGCCACAAAGACAGGGGAAGATTTAGGAAAAAATATAGAAAATGATGCAAAGAAACTTGGTGGTGATGCTCCTGAAACAAAAGATCCATCAGAATCCAAAGAACCTGCAGAGCTAACATCTGTTACTCCAAGAGGAGATAGAACTGATGCAGAAAAGTTGAAACTAGATGAGATGTCGTCTAAGTTTAAGGAAGGTGGTCCTGTAGAATCTAAAGAAGGTGGGCAAATACGGGGTGAGAAAGGAGATGATAAAGTCCCTGCAATGCTTACCGATGGTGAGTTTGTTTTAAGTAAGGGTGCAGTACAGGCATATGGTGTAGATACTCTTGCTGCAATGAATGCTGCTGCTGGTGGTACAAATAAACCGACAGAAAAGGATGGAAAACCTGCTTATTCGGGTGGTGGTCCTGTTGGAGATAAATCTCATTTTGGAACAACTGGATATAGAATGGGTCAAGTTCTACCAGATCAATTTATGTATAATAAGGAAACATTTACCTCTAGTCTCAAAACAAAAGGAGGTGAGGTAATAGAGGATAAAGAAACATTGACTGAATTGGGTGGTTCTATAGGGATGCCTGATTTGATAGAACATCAGACCCAACTTGTCGAATCTATACGTAAGGTAAAAGGATATGAAGATATTAATTTTATGGATGTTGTACAATATCCTGATGGGCAAGGAAGACTTGTAGGTATACCAGAAGAAACTCTTTTTCCTATTCTTAATAGTAGTGATGCATGGAAAGCATCAGATGCAAAAAGAGATGAAGCAATTAGAATTGATATGGAATCTGGAACACAGTTCTTAAACCCAGATGAGACTGCACAAGCAGTTGGGTTAAATGCTGGTGGTATTGTTCCAACATTATCTAATATAATGACTATGAGTGGTGGAGGTAATGTTCCTGGAAGTGGTAATAAAGATACTGTTCCTGCTATGTTAACTCCTGGTGAGTTTGTAATGAATAAAGTATCTACAGCAAAGATTGGTGTTCAGAATCTTATGAAGATGAATGCTAATATGGGTAAAGGTATATTAGGTGGTGCTAAAAAATTAGCAATGAAACATCCATTAGCGCAATTGGTAAGTGGTGCAAAAGATAAGTTGGGTGCAATGATGGGTGATAAGGAAGGTGATGAAGATAAAGTAATTGGTATTGCAGTTGCGGATATTCCAAAAGGAAGTCCTTTAATGAAGTCTGCCAAACCTCCAGCAGGAGATGCTATTAAACCACCTGCAAAATCTTCAGATATGGGTGGTGGAGTCCAGGTTGATAAATCATTAACTTCGGGATTGGGAGGAGGTCAAAATATGGCAGGTGTTGGTGGTGGTAAGATGCTACCTCTTATGGATCCTGCTAAAAAGATATCAGCAAGTAAGATTGCAGTATTGGGGATAACGGTATAATCATATGTGGGCAGCATTAGGAAAAGCAGCAGCAGGTGCCGTTAAAGGTAAGGCAAAACAAATTGCTACTGATAAATTACTTAATCGAAAGAAAAAGACTGATGCCAGAAGAGCAAGTGCTCAAAAAATCATGGGTCAAGATTCTGGTGTTGGTGAAGAAAAAGGTGGAGCAATTGTTAAGGCACAGGTATCACCAATGCCTCTTGCTAAGTCTACAGAGGCTATTCAAAAGACTCCTGCTGCAGGTGGAGGAGGTGGTGGATCAGAACAAATAGAAGGAACTTTATTAAAAATTAAAACTAGTGTTATAGCAGTTGATACTCTTCTTAAAGGTTCTTATACTCTACAGCAAAAACAATTAGAACAGCAAAGATTATTAGAAGGTAAGGCAGAAGATTCTGCTGCAGAAGAAGATTTAGAGAAAGATAAGAAGAAAAAGAAAGGACCAAATTTAGGTAAATTGGTTCCTAAACAAGTTAAGAGTCTGTGGGCAAAATTATTAGAATTCTTCACAGGTGTAATAATGGGATGGGTTATGGTAAGAATGGTAGATTTCTTACCTGCATTACAGAAAGCCGTTCCTATAATTGCTGGAGCAATAGATTGGATTGCTAAGATTGCTGTATTTGCAGTTAATGTATTGGGAACTTTTGTTGATGGTGCATATAAATTTGTTAACTTTATGCAGGGGATGGTGAAAGGTGCTTTTGGTGAAGAAGGTGCGAAGAAATTTGGCATCTTCATGGAAAACCTTAAGAATCTTTTCCAAGGATTTCTTATATGGAAGTTGATAGGTGAAAAGATATTTAAGGCAGTTGTTGCAAATATACAGAGAACATGGAAGATTCTAAAAGGAGCAATTACTAGAGCATTTAAAATTGCAAAGAATATTCTTAAAGGAGTTGGTGGATTAATTAATAAATTGACTGGTGGTGCTGCTGGAAAATTAGCACAGGGATTGATGAAGGGTGCTAAGAATCTTGGAGGAAAAGCACTTAGTAAGGTAGGAGGTCTTTTTTCTAAAGGTGCAGGAGCAGCAGCAGGTAAAGTTGGTGGACTTGCTGCTAAGTTCTTAGGTCCAGCAGCAAAAACTCTTGGTCCAGTAATGAAAACGGTAGGACCAAAAGTTGCTAAATTTGCTGGTAGAATTCCTATTCTTGGTCCTCTTATTGTTGGTGTTGTCTCCATCATGTCAGGGGAACCACCAGGTCAGGCAATATTTAAAGCACTTGGTGCAGCATTGGGTGGAGCACTTGGAACTTTTATACCTATACCTGTTGTTGGAACATTGGTTGGTGAAACTATTGGTGTTTTTGTTGGTGATTTAATATATGAATTACTAATGGGTGGTGGTATAGAAGGAGTTGGTAAGAAACTTAAAGATACGTTTAAGACATTTATTGAACCTATATACAATTTCTTTAAGGATGGAATTGCAAGGATGATTGATAATTTTCCAACTATTCCTATACCAGACATTCGACCTGGTGATTTAATTGGTAATGTTCTTCAAAACATTCCTGGAGGTGCAAAATTCCTTTCAGTATCAATACCAGATTGGGTTCCTTTTATTGGTGGGTGGTCAGTAGTTGATGCATTAAGAAAACTTCCAGGAGTACAAGAAATTTTAGGATTTATTGCTCAATTTGTTCCTGGTCTTAATAGATATGTTGAGGGTGGAAGATTAACGAAAATTCCTAATCTTTTTATGTTAAGTCCTCCTGGAATTCCTTTTTTAGCTAAACATATTGCTAGTTCATTTTTACCAGGAATATTCCCTCCAGCAGGGTCATCTGCACCAGCTGATAAGGTAGGTAAACCTCCAGCAGTTACAGCAAAATCAGTAAAGGAAAAGAAAAAGGAAGAACAAGAGCAAAAAGCAAAAGAAAATTGGGAAAAAGCTAAGAAGAAAGCTGGTGAGGTTATAGAAGGAGCAAAGGAAATTGGCAAAAACATCTGGGGTGGTCTTAAGGATCTTACTCAGGGAATGTTTTCAAGTGTTCCTGATGGATATAAATTGGTAAAAATTGGTGAAGATGGTGGCGGTGGAGGATTAAGAGGTTTATTTGGTAAAGATAAGAAAGATGATAAAATTTTCCCAAAAAGAAGTACGAGTCATCTAGTGGGTGGTAAAATATCTAAGCGAGAGAGAGATAAATTTATAATGAGTGAAACTCCAAGATATAATGACCCTAAAGCTAATGCATTATGGGAAAAAGCAGAGAATAATAGAGGAATAGGACAATTAGAACAATTTGCTTTCTATGAAGATCCTAAAAATAGTAGTATAATAATTAAGGAAGTTCCTATTCCTATTGGTGCTGGTGGTGGTCTTGCCCCTGCTGAAGAATCTGCACCTGTAAGTCAAGGTGGTGGAAAATCTGCTAGTCCTTTTATGGCTTTATATCGTGGGGATGGTTAAATAGAATGGGAGGAATAAACTAAAATGGCAAAGAAAATAAGTACCAGAGCAACTGGTCCTGGTAATATTAATAAAATGCTTATTAAATCTAATACGGATCAAAATAAAACTTTTGATGTTACTAGTTTAGGAGCACCTGTTAACTTTAAGTATTATGAGAGTTTACTCCAAGATGTAATATATGCTTCTGTTACTTATGTTGACCCAGGTAATGCTGTTAAACCTCAAGGTGGTGATGCAAAATTAACTACAGCAGTTACAGGATTACCCATAACTGGAAGTGAGACAGTTGAATTATCATTTCAAGATGTTAATGATGAAGAAATTGCAGTAACTTTATTAGTTAATAAAGTAACAGAAGTTATGGAAGATTCTGGAAAAACAATGGTTACTTTAGATATGAATTCTAAAGAATTATTTGATAATGATAAGATACGATTAAATACTAGACTTGATGGTAAAATATCGGATCATATAGAAACTATTTTAACTGATCCAGAGTATCTTGAAACGGAAAAAGAACTTCATATAGAGCAGACAGAGAATAATTATAATAAGATAATGAATAATAAAAAACCATTTTATATGATGAATTATTTTTCTACTCTTGCAGTTCCTGGAGAGGGTGGAGATGGTGGTAATGCTTCAGGAAATAGTGCTGGATATTTACTTTGGGAAACATCTGAAGGATTTCATTTCAGATCTGTTGATTGGTTATTTAATAAGGAAAAAAATCCAAAAAAGAAATCTATCATATACAATGAAACACCAGATTCTGATGGGGCAAATATTCCTCCAGGATATGATATAAAAGCACTTGCATTTGAAAAAGATAATCGTAACGATATAAAGAGTAAGTTAGATCAGGGTGCATATGCTACTCGTTTAATAACATTTAATCCATTTAATTGTTTTTATGAGGTAACTTATCCTAATGCAGATAATAAACCAGGAGATGGTGGTGGCGATAATAAAGGCAGTCAAAAGAATTTAAAACTTGCGGGTGAAAAATTACCAGTATTAAATCCAACAATAAAATCTGCTAAAGGTAATACGAATGATTTTTCGAGAACTACTTTTAAATATCTTGATGTAGGAACTTTACCTGAAGGTTCTGGTGGTGAGAGTGGAGAAGGAGCAGATGCAGAACAAATTAAAAAATCAGAGGAAGAGAACTCAAATCCTGCAAAGATTTTAAATCAGGCGATTCAGAGATTAAATCAAGTAAATAATTTTAAAATTTCTATTACTCTTCCTGGTGATTTTACTTTACATGCAGGAGATACAGTTTTTGTTGATTCTCCTATGTTAGATGCTGGTAAGAAAACAGAGCAGCAAACAGAGGTTGACAATCAAAGTGGAGGACTATATATTATAAGGGATCTCTGCCATTATATGTCTGCAGAATCAACTTACACTAAAATTAATGTAGTAAGGGATTCAGTAGGTAGAAAAGGATCGGCAGAAAACGGATAGTGATCTAAGGAGGAATCAATTATGACTACTAAAGTTCCAGACCACGATTTAAACCATGAGGTTTATATTGATCCAAAAGATCATAAGGAACATGTCAATCATGGAATGCTTGAGTATTCAGAAAAGGATCTAGAACTTCATAATGATGCTTTCCATGCTCATGAAGAGAATGAAGAGAATCTTGGTGGTGCTAAGATCAATGATTGGCACACAAGGCATGAAGATCAACATCTAGAAGTATATTGTGATAATCATCCAGATTCATTTGAATGTAGAGTATACGACGAATAAAATATGGCAGAAGGGGGATCGTTATTTAATCCTGGTTATCTAGGAACAGAGTTTAAGTGGTGGATCGGTCAAGTTGCCGATGATGCTACTTGGCGTGATAACATAAATCCTGGAAAATTTAAGGAGAAAGATTCAGTTCCTGGTTGGGGTAGAAGATATAAAGTAAGAATTTTGGGAATGCATGATTGGGGTGGAACCAAAGCAGATGGTATTCCCGATGATCAATTGCCTTGGGCAAACGTCATGTATCCCATCACAGCAGGTGGTAACCAGACAAGTGCTCATCAAACTCCAGCAATAAGACAAGGTAATGTTGTCTTTGGATTTTGGATGGATGGTAGTGATCAAGAAATTCCTGTTATTATGGGAATTCTTGGTAATAACTCACAAACAGAATTATCATATCAAACTGCTGCAAAGAATCCGAAAGTAACTAATAATCAACCTGGAGTTATTGCACAAAGTGGATATGCTGAAAGTATTAGTCCACCTAAAGAACTTGCAAGACCCACTGTTCCTGATAAGGATTTAATAACAGATAAACCAAAAAGTCCAGAGCAACAAGCAGAATGTGCTACTCCTCCACCAGGAATGAAGCTCAATCAGTACGGTCAACGTCCTGATCGTCCATTAAGTAAAACTCAATTCCAAGATGCTCAACAAGCACGTAAAGATATAGAAGCGGACGATCTTATTGATCCTGTATCAGGACTACCTTTTAAGAATCTTGAAGAACAGTTTGGACCACGTTATAAGCAAGAAGCAATTGATACGTTTGTTGCAAATGCTGTTCAGGAAGGAAAGAAAAATAGATGCGAGCAAGCAAATTCACCACAGGCAGCTGCAGTTCCTGGAGCTACTACTGAGGCAGGAGCAACTTCTCCTCATATAATAAATGCTGGAGATATAAAACTTGATGATAAAAGAAATGAAAAGGTTGTTCTTGTAAAATCAGACAAACAAGTAGAATCTGCTACAACAGCCATACAATTAGCAACTGAAAATTTGATGGCAAAGATGGAAAAGCATATGAGTTCTCAACAACAATATGCTGATGCAGTTTCCAATCCTATGATAGATATGGAGAAAGAGATTGATGATACTTCAAAAGAAATTGCAAAGTATGAGAAGATAATTTATAATAAAATAATGGAATACACTTTAAAAAAATATAATAAAGAACAGACAAAGGCAGTTTCTGCATTACCTTCGAGTAAGAGATGGCAATATTCTGATGTAAAAGAAAAGTTTACTGAATTGACTTTAAGGGAATATATTGATATTACTAATGGACTTGCTGCACAAATGAAAGGTACTCTAAACAAAACATTAGATGTAAAAGGAGCAGAGGCATCAATAGCAGCTCAAATAGCAGGACAGACATCTTATGTACATCCTGATACTGGTGAAACAATTAATTTGGAAGTAGATGACCAGGGTAATGTTAAGAACAATATTAAGGAACTTACTTCTCCTAAAGTTCCTGCCTGTTTTGCAGAGGATTTGGTTGGGCATTCTATAATGTCTTTCCAAAGTAGACTTGATAAAGTTAACACTAAACTTCTTGAGAATTCTAATATGTATTTAAGGGATACTGCTAAGGAAATGACGAATATGCGTCTTCCAAGTGGAAAGAAGGCAAATATTACTTCAGCTTCTTTTGAGCGTTCAAGTATTGAGACTAATATGGTGGCTGCTTTCCAATTTTTAAATACAAAATCTAATGTATTTGATTTTGAGTCTCCACGTAATGAAGCAGTTTCTGATTTTTATCAATTTGGAAGAGGTGGTGGAGCACAAGCTGATAGTAATATTCCAAATATGAAAGGAATTATGGAACAAGCTACTAAGCATCTTACTGAATCTCAAGAACTTCCAGCAGTTCCGCAAATTCCATTCTTAGAACCTTCTAAGAATCAACCAGATATTTCTTGGTTAGAAGGTAGAGGTGCTGTATCAGTTCCAAACTTACAAGATATTCCAGTGAGTGACAGAACTGCAAAACAAATTTCTAAGATGATTGATAATCAAGGCAATCCTACGAATTGACTATAAATAATGTTTAAGGTCGATTTTATGTTAAGTATAAAATTATAATGACATATTCCCAATCAAGACATTTTATTCCAAGTCAGGGTAAAAATGACGTTAAGTTTACTCTGTTTGGACCTATGCGGAAACAGGATATCCGTGTGGGGTATATTGATCCAGATAGGGGATATGTAACAGGTATTACTATTTGTGAGTCTAATACTCACGCCAAGAAAAATCCAGGTGCTCAGTTTATCATCAAGAATAGAGATAAAGTGAGATTTATGAATATAAATGATGTTAATAATTTAACACCTGATTCTGCTTATGATTCTTCTGGTGTTCCTAATGATCCTTGTCCAGGAATTACTTTTGACCAACCAAAAGCTCCTCCTGTAGTCGAATTTATGGGTGGTGGTGGAGTAGGTGCCAAAGGTAATCCTGTGGTTGGTAATGATGGTGCAGTTATTGCTGTTCATTTAGTTGAGGGAGGTTTTGGATATCAATATCCACCTTTAGTTGATGTACAAGATAATGCTAAGATTGGAGCTGGGGTTGTTGCGGAAGCAATATTGGGTGAAGTTCATCGAGGATATGAGACTTATGGTGAAGAAACAGATGTAGAAGATTATTTTCCTCTTAGAACTGCTGATGGTGCTAATATAAAATCTCTTTGTCAGGGAGGTGCATCGGAAGTTCCTTATGGATATACCTATAATCTTGATGGTAAAAAATTAAATGAATGGGATCCAACCATTTATGCTAATTTAGAAGAAAATTTATTTAGAAGAAGAATATTAGAATATCAAGAGTATCTTGCAAACTTAAGAACCCCTTGGTTTGCAACAAGATATAAGGGTAATATTTTTCCACCAAGTCAGATTTCTTCTGATGGTGGTTTGATAAAAAATCCAGAGTATATTTTCGCACTCAGAAAAGAATACCCTCCAAATAAAGGAAGATTGTATGCTGTACAGCATAAGGCATGGGGTGGATATGATGTTAGAAATCTTGATTCTGATATCAATGCTTCAGATGGAAATAAATCTACAGATAAGGATTTGGTAAATGTTACTTTTGATGTTTTTGTTCATGTTGCTCATTCAGTACGTAAAGGTGGTGGTGGTTTAAGATTTAAGTTTCAAGAAGTTCTTGATCGTCAAGCTAAACCAGAACAAGGTAGATATGGAAAACATCAGTTTACTATAAAATGTACTGATGTTACTGATGTTAATACAAAGGATAGAGGTAAGAAGGGTGATGATTTGTGGGATACTGAAGGTATTCAGTCTGTTACTAAAAAAATTAAAGCTGATACTCTTTATGAAGTTCAGTCAATAGGTGAATATGCAGGTAAGAAAACTGAACAGGGTCTTATTAAGAATTTGGGACGTAACGCTGAAGAAGTTACTTTAGCGGATGAATGGGATCAGAAAACAGGTTCAGCTATTTTTGCTGATTTAGTTGCATCTGCTAATGATAATGATGATATACAAATAGGTGCTAGGAAAGGAAAATTTACTGCAGAAGGTAAGTGGCATACTTCGGATGGAATTACTAAAAATGAACCAGTATCTCATTTTACCCATAATAAAGACGGTACTTGGAAAGAAACTTTTAAGACTAAAGGACATAGTACATATGATTTATACTATACTGTTACTCGTAAGGAATTAGAGGATGAAGCAGGTGTTACTGATGATAAATTTGCTACAGAACAAGAAGGAGCAATCACTCAATCCTTTATGAATAAGTATGCAGTATCACCAGTTCCAATGTCTAATGATCCTGGAAGTGATTATGCTAATCAATTATTTACGTTGGAATGGGATATGTTGTTCCCATATCCAGGTGAATATACTTTTGTAGGGCAGACTGATAATGAATGTAGGTTTTATTTGGATGGTCAATTAATAGGAGATTTGTCTACTTGGAATACTGCTCCTTGGATTTTGAAAAAAACTTTTAATTGGCCAGTTGATCAAAAAAGTGGTGATACTGGAAAGTTATATAATGTAAGATTGGATATGATTAATACACCTGTATTAGAAGATGCTATTGTTCAGCAGAAAGAAGGGACAACATTTGTTGCTGAAGATGCTGCAGGTCTTTATGAGGATGTAAATTTTGATGGTTGGGCTAATATTAAATCTTCACAAATTCGTGGTGATGATAATGTTGGTGGTGGGGGCGATGCTGGTGATCTTGTTGATGTTACCTTTAAAAGTACATCGGACGCAGGATGTACAAATAAATTTTATGTAACACCTATTGATGGAGTAGGAGACCCAAAATGGGTTAAGTGTGGTTATGGTAATAATGGATGGAATGGTTTTATGAGAGAAAATGCCGCATTCGTTGAGAGAGGTGGTGGTACGCATACTTATGTAGCATATTGGACTCCTCCTTCAGGACAAAATCTTATGGAGATTGAATATCAAACAGATGGTGAAGGTACTATTAAGCTTTCTGGAGGAGTAAGACCAGGTAAAGGTTTTCAAGAACAGTTTATTAAGGAAGTTACATTTAAATCAGGTGGTAACTGGAATAATACCATAAAGAAAAAGATTTTTAGTCCCAATAGTGAAGAGATTAAAATACAACTTACTGTTTCTAATAAAAATGGAGTTCTAGATCCTAATTTTGGTCGTGATCCTGGAGGTATTGCAGTAAGTATTAAATATTGGAATAAAGAGGTATGGTCTACTAAAGAAATCTTTAATACTAGAAGTGGTGGTGGTACAGGTGAACATGGTTATAACAAATATTTCGCTTCTGGAGGAGAAGTAGTTTTAGAAAGAAATGATCAAAAGACTGTTACATTAAAAAGTGGTCTTGATTATGGTGTATACTTTACAACTACTTGTGAGACCAATCCTATGGGATGTGAAATTACAAATAATGGAACAAAAATCGCAATCGAAGATTTGGGTGTAAGAACACCGACTGATGATATGGTGGTTACTGTTTCTAGTGGTAAGTTCCGTAGTAAAGATGGCACCGATGATACAGGATTGTTTGGTCATCCTAATTATGGCCAAGCAAAAGATCAAATTCTTTTTAGTGTTCCAAAGAAAGAAGTGCCACCACCAGACCCATTAAATTTTGGTGGAGATAATTTACAATTTTATTTTAAAGCTCAAGATGCTAGTCATAGTTTTGCGATTACAGCTAAAGATATTCAAAAATCAGCACAACTTACTAAATCGGTTAAAGTTAATACCGTTTATGATGTAAAAGCAACAGTCGTTAATGATTCACAAAATAGAGTAGAGCAAGGACCAGCAAAAATACCAGGAGGTGGTGATGGAGATATTGATGGGGATTTCCATCAGGCATGGGAAAGTAAGCAAAAGATTGGATCATTGCATAAACTTATTCATTGTAGTTTAATTCCTACGGAACCTGGTGGAACTTCTAGTCTACAAATTCTTGCTGCAAAAGGTAATTTTAAACTTACAAGAAAATATAGACATCCATATATTCCCCCACTCATATCTGATTTTACTTGGAGAGAAAAAAAGAAAGGTGAAGGTCTTCAGACTTATGATATAACTTATGAACATATTGTTAATACTCCTCCTATTAAGCCAATTAGATCAACATCAACTGAAATTCAAACTAAAAATATTTTTGCTACTGATACTCATATTAATGATGCGAATAGACGACTCTGGAGAACAAATGTTTATGATAGGGGTGGATTCTTAAATAAGGTTGGAATTTGTCCTTTTCCTACCAGAGACGAGGACAGATCTGCAGAAGAATTAAATGATAATCCCCATGCAGGAGATCATAAAATTATATGGAATAATATAAATTTCCCAGTTAGTGCTTCTTATAATATTAGAGTAGCAGTAGATGATTCTGTAGTTCTTGATTTTGAGGGACCAAATGAAACAATTCGTATTGAGAAAAATGGATTTATTAATGGACAATCTACAGGGGATTCTCTTTATACTCAATGGTTTGATAAAGGAAGTTATAAACTTACGGCAACTTTAACTCAGAAAGAAGGTGGTAGATTTGGATTTAAAAAATTAACCGAAGCAGAGAAGAAGAAAAGAAGAGAAAGAATATTTAATGATTTATTTGTACCAGAACCTCCTGCACCAGCAACTACTGAAGTTACTTTTAATACTACATCTCGTGCTGGTTTTACTAATAGTGTTACGATTGCTGAATTAGGTAGATTGACAAGAAAAGGGACTATGACGAGGAAGGTAGAAATTGGTAAAAAATATGAGTGTGTATTTACTACGGAACGTTCATATCCAGGACAACCTGGATATCTAGATTGTTGGAAGAGAACTAAAATAAGACTCAATGGTAATCGTAGAGTTGAGTTAGAAGATGCCTCTGATTATAATTGGATTGATCTTGTATTAACAGTTAATGGAGGACATTTTGAGAATAGAAGAAAAAATTCATATGGTAATTATCAATTTTGTACTTATGTAGCAGGACCTCCTGATGGTGCATCTATAGCACAACCTGCACCTAGATTCCCTCAAAGTATAGATGATATTAAAATTAAAGGATTGAATCCAATGTCTCTGGCCATTGATATTAAAGTTTCTTATGGGACAGTAGATAGAGTTTCTGCTAAATCATGGTATGAAAATCCAATGGGAGTTGCTTTTAATATTAGAGCACCATTAGCACCACCTCCTAAAGAAGAGGAACCTAAGGCTGAAGGAAGATGTCCTAATAATCCATTATGGACGACAAGATTTACAAGTAATTCTAATCAAACTTGGTATCCTTGTTATAGTAAGGTTAGTGATTTTGATAAAACTAGCTTGCCAGAGCAAGATTGGGGTGAGTTTATGAATAAGTATGCCATGTCTCCTGTCCCTCCAAAAGCAAGTAAAGGTAGTGATGAGGGTGGAAAATGGTTTGAAAATACATGGAGTGTAGAAATTCCTTATGATGGATGGTATACATTTAAAATGTGTTCTGATAATGAGTCAGAATTTTATGTAGATGGTGTAAAAATTGATAAATTAACAAATCCTGGATGGAGACAAGAGAAACAAAAGACAATTTTTATTGCCAAGGGAGCAGAACCTTCAGAGTTTAGGGTTAGGGTGAAGAATAAAAGTACCACTAAGATAAGATCAATCAATAAGAAGATCTTTAGTGCAAGAGATTGGGTTAAAGAAGGTGGTGCTAGTGATGAGGAATTTGTATCTGCTGATCGTGATCTTCATCAAATTAGGGATGTTAAGTTTGATTTATTTTCACATGTTCTTACGCCCAAGGCTGGATATGGAGAAATACCAGCACCAGTTGGTGATACAGTAGATGTTACTTTTTCAAGTACTGATTCTGCAGATTACACTAATAGATTCTTTGTAGTAGAACTTGGTGATCCTACTAATTCTAATCAAGTAGAATGGTTAAATTTACATAGTCGTAATTATCCTCTTTCTAATAGGGTTTATGATAATGGAAAGAAAGTATGTTTATTAGATCATCATGGTGGTGATTGTAATGGAAATATTCATATAACAAGTGGTAATGCTAGATTTTCTCAAGATGGTACGCAAATTGAGAAAATTGGTACTGGTAGTGATACCGTAACAATTTCATATAATTGGAGGGATCATGCTCGTAATCATGGTGATGGATTTAGAATTAATGGAGTAGAATGGAATAATAAAGCATCAGGTTATGGTGATAAAGGTAGTATGACAAAGACCGTTGAGTTATCAGCTAGTGGAGCTACTGAGGTTTTATCTTTAAGAAGAACTCAGACGAAAAAAGTTACCTTAAAAAGTGGTACAGATTATGGGTGCTATTTTACTAGTTCTGGTAATAAAAGTAATGTTACTGCTGAAATGACGAAAAATGGAACAGTAATAAGTATTGATGATTTAGGTAAAGGAGGAGTACCTTCCAGTAAATATCCTAGCGGTAAACCAAGAAATAATATGATTGTTACTTGTTCTGTAGGAAAATATAGAAGTGCTGATGGCACTGATGATACAGGTGTTTTTGGACATAAACCAGTAGCAAGTAACTTCAGGCAAATCCTTTGGAGTGTTTCTAAAGCTGATTTGGGACAAGGTATACGTGATAATTGGAATCATAATGGATTAAGATTTGTCTTTAAGGAAAAGGGTGGAAATCATGAGTTTGTGATAAGAGGTGATGACGTGAAAGATGTAGGTGGTGCTGGTAAGAATATTTGGCATACTGGTCATGGTGCATTCGTTACTAGAGGTGTTAAACTTAATACTGAATATGAAGTAGTAGCAACAGCTACTAAAAATATTTCTGGTATATCTGCGAAGACTAAGTGTGAGCAGGGTCTTATAAAGAAATTAGGACGTAGCCCAGGAGAAGAGAATACAGTTACACGAGGAAAATATATTTTTGGTGATTTTATTGAAGACTTTAGTGCAAATGATGACGATGATATACAAATAGGTGCTACTGAAGGATTCTTTACTACATCTAATAAGAAAAAGATTGATGTTGGTAAAAGAAAATCAGGAAATACTTTTGATATAACATATAAAATTGAATGGGAACCTCCTGTTTTTAAAGCAAAGGATTTAACTCGAACAGGAACTACTAGAGAGGGAATAACATATTCTGGTCCTTATCTTTTCTCTTATCTTGAGAAAGATTGGGGAAGTGTTATGAATAAGTATTCAGTAGCTGTAATTGAAAAGGAGACACAAGATTTATCTGCTCCTAATGATAATATTCTTGGAACTAAAATTTTAAGTTGGTCAAATGTTCCTTTTGAGCATGTAGGAAATTATGAAGCAATTTTTATTGCGGATGATAATGCAAAATTCTTTATTAACGATGAAGAAGTATTAGTTTCTAAACAGGGTAAATTTGGTGATGCAGATGCTATAACCAGAATCTTTAGTATACGTACTGCAGGTCATTATAATATTAGAATTGAGTTAGAGAATACTACTACACATAGTCCAGTTTTCTTTGAGAATCCTACAGGTGTTGTATTAGAGATTACTAAACCTCTTGAGATAGCCACATATGATTCTGATGGTATTATTAATAGTGAGTCTTGGACTAAAAATCCAATGGGAGTTTCAGCTGAATGTATTCCACCACCTTGTGCAAAGTTATTAGATGGTAAAGGAGTTGTTGATGATGTTGTAATTATTGATCCTGGTAATAAATTTGATCAACCACCAAAAGGAGATACTCCTGGAGATTATAATGTTATTAATGTAATAAAAGGTTTTAAAATTATTGATCCTGGAATAAACTACTCTCCTGATACAGTTGCAAAAATAGATTTTGGTGTAGGAGATCCAATAGAAACTCCAGTAGAACTTGGTCCTTTTGGAAAAATTACTAAAATTGTTTGGCCACCACCATTTGAGGGTGAAGGGCAACCAACACCACCACCACCTGTGACTCAATGGCCAACTATTACATTTGGACCTCCTACTGCACCACCAAGATTGTCCCAAGTCCCTCCTCAACCTACAGGAGTTAATGGTTCTGCTACTTCTATTATTACTACCACCGTACTTTTACCAGATGATATTAATCCTGAAACTGGATTACCTGTTCCATCTAATCAATTAATTCAGGTTACTGATTTAGTTGGATTAAAACAGACTGGATGGTATAATGGTAAAGAATACTATGGTGCTGTCTTCTATAAAGATGGTGTTCGGTATGCAGGATACTATGAAACTGCTGGTGTATTGATTCGTGTCTACAGTACCAAGCAAGAAAGTATCGATGCTCAAGTTACTACTCCACCTTCTGCAATCCTTAGACAGGGTACTGATGTTAGCAGTAACGATCCTAGACTTAATATTCCAGGAACTCCACAGTAAATTAATGATTAAATAAAATGGCAGATCAAAAGGTAAACATAGATGATATAAACCAACGTGCTAAAAACGTTGGTCCTGATCGTAGTGGAGATACTGCCAAGCAGAATTATACTGCTCAAAGTTGGGGAAATGATCATGGTACTATTACTTTAGGTCAAGTTGATTATGTAGGTTCTGTAACTTCTGCTTTTATGGTAGAAGGAAAGGATTCTCGTCATTCATTTTCATTAGATAATGATGGACAAAGAAAGGGGTGGACTTCATCAACAAGTCCTGGTGCATTTCAGGTTGAATGTGGTAGCGATAGAGTAGAAGCAGAGGATAGCTTGATTTTAGAAGCTAAAAATGGTAACATTATTATTAAAGCACATAATGGTAAAATTCGATTACAGGGAACTGATATTGAGTTGGTTGCTGTTGGTGAAGGTGATTCTAAAGGAAATATAGTATGCAGTGCTACTGAATCTTTTATGATTCATGAGACTAAAAAGGTCTTAATCAATGCTTCAGTGATGTATAAACTTTCCACTAGTGGAATTGGTGAAGTCACTGCTAATAGTGTTTTAAAAGTATACGGGTCTATAATCCGTGGTGTAACTGATGCATGTTCCGTCAAAGATTCTAAAACTGGCGGTCAACGTTATCAAGCAGATCAAAATCAAGACTAGGAGGTAAAATGTCTTTTGCATTCGATGATATAAATTGTGGCGGTCAGTTGCAAGTAGGAACAGGAGTTGCTCCTGCTATTGGACAAGGTGATAATAAGATCAATGGATCAGCTCATGTAGAAGGTCCAATGGTTGTTGGTCCACCTCAAGCATATCCAGCAGCAACTGCTACTATGATGGTAGGACCTCTTGCTAATGATGATCCTGATTGTCCTGTTGTTCCCCATGCTTTAATGGTAAGTGGTGGAACTCCAAATGCTGTCATGGTTGTCGGGGATATGTATGTTACTGGTGCTGTAGATTGTCTTTGGAAAGGTAGACTTGCTTCTAGATTTTCTGCTGCAGATGGTAAACCAAAACTTTTTGATATAGATCACCCAACTAAAGGAGAAGGTCATCGTCTTGCACATGCTTGTATTGAGGGACCAGAAGTTGGTGTATATTATAGAGGAAGACTAAGGAATAAGAAGGTTATAGAATTGCCTCATTACTGGAAGGGATTGGTGCATACTGATAGTATCTCTGTTCAGTTACAACCGATAGGTGCTCATCAAGATATTATTATAAAAAGATGGGATGATACTAAAATATATCTACAGTCAAAAGCAAATTTCCCAATAGATTGTTTTTATCATGTATATGGAGAAAGAAAGGATGTAGATGCTCTTGTTGTAGAATATGAAGGTAAGAGTTGTGAAGATCATCCACAAAGAAAAACTGATGATGAGGGTAACGTAACTTGGGAGAAAACAAGTTCGAGTTCCCATAATACTTGGACTCAATAACTTGACTTCTATTTTATTTTCGTATATACTACTTAAATAATTGGTCTAGGTTTATGGAAGATGAGTATTTGACTAAGTGTGTGGTAGATCCATCAAAGAGAACTGTCTATCTATATTCCAGTGAAGGAGATAAGAAGGTAGTTGAATGTGATACTATAGATGAATTTATGAATGTATTGAGTTTTGTACGTGATACCTGCCCAGAAGAAAGATTATCGTATGCAAACCCTTTACCAAAGTAACTTATAACTTAATAAATAAGTTATGGATATTAAACTCTGGTATTCTAAAAATATGAAGCAGTGGCGTTGGACATTGTTGGATAGCCAATTGCCCGTTCATAAATCTGGACAAAAGTATGACCTTCGTGAAGCAATGATTGATGTTGCCACTACAGTGGAAACTATGATAGAAAATGATGAATACAATGGACAAGATGAATGAAAATGAATTAGAGAATGAAAGATGGATTGATGATGATTATGAAATGATTAGTCAATTTTATACTGCAAAAAGAATGCATCCAAACATTCCTTTTTATTTGCAGGATGAGAATGGGGAAACATTTGTATTTGGTTGGGATTTAATCTATCAGTATATTACAAAACTCACAGAGGGTTCATTTTACCCAGATTGGTGATGCTTTTTTTAAAGCTAAATAATCCATAACAAGAACTATAGTGCTAATAAGATGGGTCTCTCACGATTAGAGAATTTTCTAAAATCTGCTAGAGGAACTATCCTCTATGTAAATCCAAATGACTTAGATGCGACAGATAGTGTTGAGAATCAAGGTAATTCTCTTACTCGCCCATTTAAGACTATTCAACGTGCTTTGATTGAATCCTCAAGGTTTTCATATCAAAAGGGGATGGATAATGATAGATTTGGTAAGACGACGATTGTAATATATCCTGGCGAACATCTTGTAGATAATAGACCTGGTTGGATTCCTGATGGTGCAAGTAACTATAGATTAAGAAACGGTACTGTATCTAATGATTTACCTGCATTTGACTCTACATCGAACTTTGATCTTTCTTCTGCAGACAATGAACTTTATAAACTGAATAGTATATATGGTGGAGTTATAATACCAAGAGGAACTTCTTTAGTTGGTATGGATCTTCGTAAGACTAAGATTCGTCCTAAGTATGTTCCAAACCCAACGAACGATAATATTGAGAGATCAGCAATATTCCGTGTAACTGGTGGATGTTATTTCTGGCAGTTTAGTGTCTTTGATGCAGATCCAAATGGTACTTGCATTACTGACTATACAACTAACGAAGTTATTCCAAACTTCTCACACCATAAATTAACTGTATTTGAGTATGCTGATGGTGTAAATGCTGTTAGTATCAGTGACGAGTTCCAGACTTATAGTACTACTCGTACTGATTTGGATATGTATTATGAGAAGGTTGGTCTAGTTTATGGACAATCTTCTGGTCGTGCAATCGAACCTGATTATCCTTCTTCTGGAATGGATATTCAGCCCAAGATTGATGAATATAGAATTGTTGGTTCCACAGGTGAATCTGTTGGTATTTCTAGTATATACGCTGGAGATTCAGGCACTGCAACGACTAAGATAACTGTTACTACAACATCTGCTGTTGATGGATTACAAGTAGATACTCCATTCCGTATTTCTGGAGTTACTGCAACTGGATATAGTGGACAGTTTGTTGTTGCTGAGAAACCAAGTGCTACTGTAGCAGTTTATAATGTACAGACTGCACCCGATGATGCTGCTCCTTCTTCTGCTGGTGCAACATTAGCACTTACCTCTGATACAGTAACTTCTGCATCACCATATATTCTTAACGTATCTTCGAGATCTGTTTATGGTATGTGTGGTTGTCTTGCTGATGGAGATAAGGCAACTGGATTTAAGTCTATGATTATATCCCAATTCACTGGTATTGGGGTACAGAAAGATGATAATGCGTTTGTAATATACAATAATTCTACACCTAAGACTGGTGCGTATGATGATAATAGTAATGCAACGAAACCATTAAGTACTGATTCTAAGGCAGTACATAAGCCAGCATATAGAAACTATCATATTAAGACAGTAAATGATGCAACAATTCAGAACTCATCATCATTTGCTATCGGTTATGCTGAACACTTTGCTGTTGGAAGTGGTGGTGACATCTCTATGTCTAACTCCAGTTCTAACTTTGGATCGAAAGCACTTGTAGCAAAAGGATTTAAGAGAACATCATTTAGTCAAGACGACACAGGATATATCACTCATATTATTCCACCTAAAGAAATTCCTCTTACTGAGACTTCTGTGGAATTTGAGTTGATTGATGTTAATAAAACTGGATCTGCTGTTGGTGTTGGATCAACTGGATTCCTTTACTTATATGGACAATCAAACATTGACACTCCTCCAGAAAACGTAATTGATGGTTATAGAGTTGGTGCAAGAGAAAATGATAGTGTAAGAGCTTTGATATCTTCCGCAGGTATTACTTCAGAATATACCTCACGTATTGTTATGCAAGGAAAGAACAATACTGAAGGTTCTTTAGTTGCAGAATCTAGTTCTGAAAAAGTATTCACAGTTAATAGAAGTGCTGCTGGTATTAATAGTATTGGTAGTAATAGTTCTGGTGGAACTGCAAACGTTCTTACTTTAAGTTCTGCTCATAACTTTATTAATGGTGAAACTGTTAGAGTTATAGGAGATACTGGACAACTTCCCGATGGATTGGTTGCAAACACTGTTTATTATGCAATTACAAGTGGTTCTGGTATTTCTACTAACGTAAATATTAAACTTGGTAAGACTCTTGACGATGCGTTAAAAGATAATGAACTATCAATTAATAATAAAGGTGGTGTTTTAAAGGTCATTAGTAGAGTTACAGATAAAAACTCTGGTGATATTGGACACCCAATTCAGTATGATAGTAGTCAGAGTCAGTGGTACGTAAATGTTTCAACTTCATCGACTGATAATACAATATATCCTACGATTGTTGGACTTGGTTCTACTGCGTTAGGTGAAGCAACACCCCGAACTTTCTTTAAGAGAAGAACTGATAACAGAAACCCACTTGATAGTCTTTATCGTGCAAGATATCTTATTCCTAAGTCTGGTAGCACAGCAAGACCACCTAGTGATGGATTTATTTTACAGGAATCTAATACTGCAATTGGTGCAACTACTGGAGAAATTCAGACTTACTTTGGTAGTGGATCACTTTCCAATCAGAATGAGCAAAGAAACTTTAGATTTATTGCAGATGCAAGTTGGGATGGAACTAATGCTACTATAACAACTGAACTTCCTCATGATCTTACAATTGGATCTGAAGTAGAACTTGTTAATGTTAAGAGTAGTGAGAATACATCTGCTACTAAGGGATCTGGATTTGATATGACCTTTGTGGTTGCTGGTATTAGTAGTGCCAAGCAATTTACTGTTGGTTTATCAACTGACCCTGGTTCATTTACGAATGATACATCTGATAGGACTACAGCACTTCCATATTTTAAGAGAAAGAAATATGAGAATACCTATTATGTCTTTAAGAGTGAAGAAGCACAAGAATATATTGCTGGAGAACAGGATGGTATCTATTATCTAACTTTCCTTAATGCATCTAACTCTCCAACTGTTAGTCCATTTACAGCAGAGAAGTTCTCACAACCTGTTAAAGAATTATATCCACAGGTTGTAAGAGATAATCCTGTATCTGATCCAAATGCAGCAAAATCATTTGCTATTTCAGGTCAGATTGGTGAGGTTGCTATTGATGATGTTAGAAATAGTCTTACAAAGGAGACATTAAACAAGTATAATGCTGACGTTACAATTGGTGTAGGTATTACTGAGATCCAATCTCAATCAGGTACTGCTCATACCATTACTACTTTAATACCTCATGGATTAAACAGAGCAACTGTCCTAAGTATTGTTTCTGGTGGTGCTGGATATGGATCTGGTTCTGCAGGAGATATTTACAATGCTAGATTGGTTGGTATTGGAACATCTGTAACTGGTAGAGATGCTACTGCTAAACTTACTGTTGATGCCAGTGGTACGATTACTGCTGTTAAGATTATGTCTGGTGGTGGTTCCTATGGTATAGGTAACACCATGAATGTGGTTGGTGTTACTACATATGCTGGATTCTCACAAGCAGTTGTTAAGGTTGACCAAATTTATGACAACGTTGGAGATGTACTTAAGATTACTGGAGTTTCTTCTGAGACTTATCAAGGATATAATGATCTATACAGAATTACTGGAATAGGTACTACAGGAACAAGTATTACAGTATCTTCTGCGTCTACTGTTACTGGATTTAGTACAACTGGTATTGGTGGAACTAATACTACAGGTTCTTACTTATATCTAACAGGTGCATCATTAGGAATTCAGACTAGCACATTTAGTTACACTAATGTGAGTGGAATTGCTACTGTTATAACGGAACAACGACATGGATTAAAGGCTGATACGAAGGTTCGATTTGCTGGATTTACAACAGCATCGGAGATTTATAATGGAAGTTGGGTAGTCAATGAGATTATTAGTGCAACTTCATTCTCTGCTATTGTTGGTGTTGGAACTACTGTACCAACTGCAACAGGTACTCCTTGGGTGTTCCCTGAAGGATATTCCTCAAGAGATGGTGTTATTACTGAGAATAATGAGAACTTAAATGGTAGAATGATTATCGCTTATGATAATCTTACTTCTGATCTATCTTCTCAGACTGTTAGTGCTGTTTCTGCTACAATTAATATAACAAGCAGTCAGAATTTAGATATTAATATTGGTGATTATCTCATGGTTAATGATGAGATAATGAGGGTTAAGACAACTACGACTGGTGCAGCAAACGAAGCATTTGATGTTTTCCGTGGTGTGTTAGGTACAAAAGCAACAGCACATGCTATTAATTCTGTTGTTAGAAGAATTAGAGTATATCCTGTAGAACTTAGAAGGCACTCAATTCTACGTGCTTCTGGTCATACATTTGAGTATGTTGGTTTTGGTCCAGGTAACTATTCAACTGCATTCCCATCTGTACAGGATAGGGATATTAGTAGACAAGAAGAACTCTTAGCACAGTCTACCAGACAAGATGGTGGTATGAACTACTACACTGGTATGAATGATAAGGGTATTTCATACAATGGTTATAAGAGATTAAGTGCATTAACTGGAACAGAAGAAATCTTTGACACTCCAGTTAGAACAATTACTGGTGAGGACATTGGTAACCTTGCATCTCTAAACGTTACTGAATCATCACAGGCAGCATTTAGTAGATCAATTAAGGTTGAGGGTGGATCAGACAACAAGATTACATCTGAATTTAATGGTCCTGTTATTCTTTCTAATAAGTTAACATCAACATCTGATAAAGGTATTGAGGCAAACTCCTTCTTCATTCAGGGTGACCAAATCGTTTCTAGAAAACTTGCTCTTGCTGGATCTACTCCAGTATTGGCAGGTAACCCTGGTGACGTAGTTTACTACTCTGACCCAACTGAAGGTGGATATGCTGGATGGGTTTATACTACTGCTAACGATTGGAGAAGGTTTGGTAGTGTAAGTCTTGAGAAAGATTTAAATATTGAGGTTTACGATAAGGTTGGCATCGGAACTACAAATCCATTTGATTTAACCTTACAAGTTGGTTCTGGAACTTCATTATTCGCAGCAGATAGCGATGGTGTTGGTATTGGTACAACTGCCAATGGTTATAAGTTAAATGTTGAGGGTGGTGCTTGGGTTTCTGGTATTGTAACAGCACAGAAATTCTCTGGTGATGGATCAGAATTAACCAGTCTTAACGTATCTGCTACTGGATGGGGAAATTATACATCTGGTGTAGGTTCGATTACTTATAATACTAATCAAGATAAGGTAGGTATAGGAACTACTCAACCACGATTCTCCCTTGAGGTTGGAAATATTGGTGCTTCTGGTACTAGTTTCTATGTAAATGGAGATTCACATTTTGTAGGATTTACTACTAGCAATGATGCATATGTGAGTGGAATGCTTACAGTGACCAATGTTCATCTTCCTAATGCTGCTGGTACAGTAACCGTTAATAAGGTAGGTATTGGAACTACCAATCCACTACAATCTGTCCAAGTTGGACTTGGTAATACTACTGATGTAATGGTAATTAGTGGTGTTGGATCGGTTGGTGTAGGAACTACAAATCCATCAGCACCTATAGATCTTCAGGCACATACGAGGTTTAGAAGTTATTCAGAACAGGTTGGTATTCTTACAATCTACTCTAATATAGTTACTGTTGATTTAAGTAAGGCACAGTCATTTATTTGTACTGCTACCGATGATATCAGTGGATTTAGACTTTATAATATTCCTTCTGAATCTACATCCTTTACAATTAAGATGAGTCAGGATGGTACAGGTAGTCGGAAAGTTGGTATTGATACCTTCTATGTGGGAGGTGGTAGTACATTCCCAGTATACTGGCCAGGTGGTGTTGTTCCTATAGTAACAACAACTGCAAGTCGGACTGATATTTACTCGTTTAAGATATTTGACGGAACTAACGTTTCTTCAGTTGGTATGTATGGTATTGTCGGAGGACAGAATTACGCCTAATGGGACATCAAACTTTTAATGATAGTCAGACACAGCTGGACATCAATGGTCCCCTGTTGTCATTTACTCAGGATCCTGCTACTAGTACATCGATGTTGACGGTTTCACCCGCAACAACTGATGGGGATACTACTATCGATTTAGAGAGTTCGGTTGATGCTTTTGATTCGGATACTACATATACATTTACTGCACTTAATACTTTTACCGCAGGTGTAAGATTATATGGTGCAGCAGGTGGTAAAAATGGTGGTAAAGGTGGATCTGTAAGTGGTGATGTTAAATTTGAGTCAGGTGTTAGTTATGTACTTGAGGTTGGTAAAGTAGGTTCTCAAAATGGAACTGTTGGAGTAGGAAGTGGTGGAACAGGTGGAGCTAATGGCGGTTCTGGTGGTGGATATACTGGTCTTTTTAGAGGAAGTGTCTCTCAAGCAAATGCATTACTAATCGCTGGAGGCGGTGGTGGTGGATCAGGTGGTATTACAACTACTGGTCTTGGAAATGCTGGTGGTTTTGGTGGAGGAGTTGAGGGTGGAACTGCGAAAGGTCCATCTGGATTACTTGATGGTGCAGGTGGTGGTACTCAAATTGGTGGTGGTAGAAAAGGTCCTGCTAGCTTAGATGGGACTGGTGGAATTACGAATACTAGTGGTGGTGATTTAGAAGGTGGAACTGGTGAATCAAATATCCTTTATTCTGGCGGTGGCGGCGGTGGAGGATACTATGGTGGTGGTGGAGGACGTGGAGATATAGATACTGACCCAGGATCTTGGGGTGGAGGTGGTGGATCTGGATTCATCAGCACTAATACTGATTATGTAATGGCAGGATCTGGTGGATTTTGGGATGCTGAAAATGAAGGAGCAGGAAAAGCAGTTTTAAACAGTGTTTTTAGTGTAGGAAGTACTAGAATTTTTACAGGTGTTGCTACCGCAGGTTTTTCGACGAGTGGATATACTGCTGATAATGCTGGTGATATTATCTATCAGTGGTATGAAGTAGGAGTGGGTAAGGTAGTTGATAGTTCTACTATTGTAGGTAGTGCTACAACAATGCTAACCATTTATAATTTGACAGATGAAGATAATGGAAGAAAGTTTTATCTAGAGACAGATTACTCTCCTAATTATGATGCAACGAGAGTTAATCCATATGAGACTGGTCAGGCATGGAATGAACCACATTCATCCAATGTAGGTATTGTCACAGTTAAACCTTTTATTGATATAACAAATCAACCAGTTGATAGACAAGGATTGTTGGATACAAATGTTTCCTTTGGTATTACTGCTACCTCTGCAGATTCTGAGAATTTATCATATCAATGGCAGATTGATGGGCAAGATGCTACATCTGGAAATATAACATTTAATACTGCAACTAATTTTTATGAGGTTACTTCTTCAAAAGATATTTCTCATACTGTTCCTGCGGGTGCAACCAATGTTCAGTTAGTTATTTCTGGTGGTTCGGGTGGAGATGGTGGTAATGCTGGTACAGCTATAGGTGGATGGGGTGGTTTTGGTCGTGGAGGAACATTCTCTTTACCTGATGGATATCAAGAATTGGAGATTAAATTAGGTGTATCTGGTAATTATGGTAGATCTGGTAATGCTAATGCTTATGGTATAGGTGGTACTAGTACGGTAGCTTATGGTGGAAATGGTGGTGGAGCAGGAGGACTTGCTTGGGCTGGTGGAGGAGGAGGTGGCGGTGGTGCCAGTTCTCTTTGGATCAGTGGTATTGGTACAGTTATTCTCGCTGGTGGTGGCGGTGGTGCTGGTGGTGGAACAGGATATAATCCAAATAGAGGAAGATCATATGATAAAGATGGTGGTAATGGTGTTAATGCTGGTGACTGGACAGATTATACTCCAGCAGAAATTATTGGAAATTTGACTAATGGTGGTGTTGGTGAAACTACTCCTTCTACTGTTAATGGTGGAGGCGGTGGCGGCGGTGGTGCTGGTATTAATAATATCAGATCTGATGTATGGGGTGTTGGTGGAGATTATGGAATAGTTGATAATCGAAAGTCTGCAGGTGGGTATGGTGGAGCAAGTGCTTATTCCTCTTCTCATGTTAGTTTGATTAGTACATGGTCAAATGCAAGTGATATGTTAGGGGGAAGAAGATTTCCTTGGGCAGGATATGCTGTTCTTCGATATAATACTGCAGATAGTGATCAACCTTCTGTAAAGACGGAGATGAATGTTATTGGAGGAGATAGTACCGATTTTGTTGTAAATTCTGATCAAGTAGGTATTCATACAGTTCAGTGTATTATAACTCATCCAACCGCAACTAATTCTCCTCTTAAAAGTGATGTTGTTAATTTTGCTACCGTTTCTTCTCTTGATCAAAATCTTATTGCTATAGAAGAAATTGGTAATATTCCTAATGCTAGTCTTTCAACAATCAACCTGTCAAATGGAGATTATGTTTTTGAGAGAACTTCTGTTAATGCATCCGTTTTGGGATTGGGTCAATTAATTAGTTTCTATGCACCTGATAGGGATCTGAATATAGAAATGGATCTTTATGGTGGAAAAGGACTTGATAGTACTGATAATACTGGAGCAGCATCTGTTGCATTTAAGGAAGGTGGTGAAGGTGGATATTCTCGAATTAGATTTACAATGAAGAAGAATGAAGAATATGTTATTGCAGGACTTACTGATTTAATTAATACTCCATTTGTTTATAGAAAGGCAACATTAATTGCGTGTGTTGGACAAGGTGGAGGTGGAGGATCTGTATCTGTTGGTGGTAAAGGTGGTGGTATTAATGTAAGTACAGGTGAATCAGGATTTGGTAGAGATGGTGGTCTAGGTGCTGTTGCTATACCAAATGGACAATTAACAGAACGTGGAGTTTTTGGTTCAGTTTATCCTAATGCTGATCTTAGATATTTTGGTGATACTATAGCAACTGGAAATCTTGGAGGACGCACATTAACTTGTTCACAGGGAATTTATTGGTCTGATCGGGGAATTGGTGCTTGTTCTGATATGAGTGGAGATCAGTTCTTTAGATTAGATAGGGGAACACCTGTGACAAATACTGCTAGAATTACTAGAGGATTTAAGGCAGGATTTAATATTATGCAAACTGCAGGACTTGGATTGGGTACTAATCTCCCATTAATTCTTAGTGGTCAAGGTGGTCATGGTGCTACTGGCGGTGCTGGTGGTCAAAATGGTGCTGGTGGAGGAGGTGGTACTGGATATACTGATGGATCAGTAACAGTAGTCGATACTCAATTAGGTGGAAGTACTGGTGAGTGTAAGGTAGTCATCAGATCTGTAACTTAAACTTTCATAAATAAATAAAGATAAATTAAACTTGCGGGGGAGAGTGAACCCGAATGGCTGTCAATAAGAATTTTGTAGTCAAAAATGGATTAGAAGTCAACACTAATCTTATCTTAGCGGATGCCGCAACAGATAAGGTCGGTATTGGCACAACGGTTCCTGGGTATACCCTTGATGTTGCTGGAGGTATAGGTGCAACGTCAGTATATGCCGCAGGATTTTCTACTTTCATTGGCGACGTAAAAATTGGTTCTGCCCAAACTACTCTTACTTCTATTGGTAATTCGGTAGGTGTTGGTACAGATGCCCCTTCTTTTTTACTAGACGTTCGATCCGCAGTTTCTACTGGTTCAACTTCACTCTATGTTAAGGGTGATGCCAGAATTACAGGTAATTTAGACGTTACTGGAGATATTTCATACGATGAGGTTACAGGTAGGAACCTCTACATAACAGGTCTTTCGACTTTCGTTGGACTTTCGAGTGCTCAAGACGTTCGTGTTGGTGCTGCACTTTCTGTTGTTGGTGTATCTACATTTCATGGTAATATAGATGCTAATGGTCATACTGACCTTACTACTGTAACTGTATCTGGTGCATCAACATTTACTGGTGCTATAGATGCTAATAGTTCATTAGACTTAGCAGGTGCATTAGATGTACATGGTCATTCAGAAATAGATGATATTAATGTATCTGGTGCGTCAACATTTGTTGGTGCTGCTAACTTTAAAGGAAATGTAGATTTAGGTGATGCAACCTCAGATACAATTACGCCAACAGGTAGATTTGATGCTGCTTTAGTACCTGCATCTGATGGTGCTATTGACTTAGGTACTTCTTCATTAGAATGGAAAGATGTATATGTTGATGGTCATACTGAATTAGATGATCTTAATGTATCTGGAGTATCTACCTTTGCTGGTACTATAGATGCTAATGGAGCTTTAGATGTAGATGGTCATACTGAATTAGATGATGTAAATGTATCTGGTGCGTCAACATTTGCTGGTGCTGCTGACTTTAATGGTGCAGTAGACATAGACGGTCACACTGAATTAGATGATGTCAATGTATCTGGCATGGCTACCTTTGGTAGTGCAAATATAGTCGCAGCAGGTGGCACTTTCCAAGTTGGTGCTGGTGGTACTGTTCTATATGTTGATACTGATGGTACTCTTACTATTGGTTCTGCATCAACCATAGCAACCGTTTCTTTAAATGGTGGGTCAATTCCATCAATTGGATTAGTAATCGCTCTTGGCGGTTAAATAAATAACTCTTAACACATTAAAAACCAATGGCAGAAGCTTTTTCGAATAAAATAACAAGGACGTGTGGTATTGTATCTACTAGTACGGATGGTGCTATTGGGGTTACAACTACATGGATTACTGGAATTTCGACTGTTGGTGTTGGGGTAAGTCATCTAGTTGATAATCAACACTTCTTAGCAGGAACAAGAATTTCATCAATAGGTGTTGGTACGGTGGTTACTGATACTTTATCAGTTAATACTGTAGCAGCATCAAGTCAAGTCTTTAATTTCCTTGGACCAACAACCTGTTATACATCTCCTGCAGCAACTAAGAGTATTTTGATTGGTGGAACTTTTGCAAACTTGACTGCCAATTCAGTTAATTTGACTGTTGAGGTTTATGATTCAAGTGCTGATGTTACTGGTATTCTTGCTGGTAATATTCCAGTTCCAACAGGAAGTTCATTCGTCATCAGCGATGCTGGAAAGAGTGTACTTGAGGCAACTGATGAAGTAAGAGTTTATTGCACAAGTAAAGATGCAATAGACGTAAATCTAAGTATCTTGACAGGGGTTAGCTAACTATGGCAGATAAAGGCGGTTATATTGGAAGGAATCCTGGTGATGCGGCGGTAATCATTGCTCGTCAGAATTACTCACCAACTGGTATTCAGACTGATTTTACATTTAATTCGGGGTATACTCCTGGATATGTAGATGTATATCTTAATGGTGTAAGGTTAATTGATGTTCAGGATTATACTGCCAGTGCTGGAAATAGTGTAGGTTTAACTAGCTATGCGAATGCTGGAGATATTGTAGAAGTTATTGCATATAAGGCATTTAATGTAGGGAATGTAAGTGATGCAACAAATAATTTTGCCGTTGGTGGTAATTTAACTGTTAATGGAGATAGTATTGTATCTGGTGGTTCTACATTTAATGACGTACTTGTATCAGGTGCTTCTACATTTACTGGTGGTGTATATTTTGAAGATATAACAGAATTGGTTTCTGCAGGTATTGTAACTATTACTAATACCACTGATTCGACATCTACTACCACAGGTGCATTACAAGTAAGTGGTGGTGTAGGTGTTGCTTTAAGTATGACCGTTGGTGGTAATCTTTCAGTAGGTGGTACAATAACCTATGAAGATGTAACTAACGTAGATGCTGTAGGTTTAATAACTGCGAGGTCAGGTTTAGAGATTGGTCTTGCTGGAGTTGGTGGAACAATAACTGCTGCTGGTATAGTAACTGCTCCTCAAATTAAAACAGGTGGAACTCTTCTTAATGTTGGACTTGGTTCGGGTATATTAGCTTCAGTTACAACAGGTAGTAATAATGTTGCTATTGGTAATAAAGCTTTAGAATCAGGTACAACTGCTCATCAAAATGTAGTGGTAGGTAACCGTGCTTTGGATGCAGCTACAACTACTAATGATACAGTCGCAGTAGGATTTGAGGCATTAACTACAAACACAACGGGAGTTGCAAACGTTGCTGTTGGACATAGGGCTCTGAAGGCTAACACAACAGGATCACAGAATACTGCTGTTGGTAGACAAGCATTATGGGCAAACACAACTACAAGTGGTCTTACTGCTGTTGGATATCACGCATTATATTCAAATACAACAGGAACAAAAAATGTTGGTGTTGGTAATAGTGCATTAATTTCAAACTCAACAGGGGCAAATAATACTGCTCTTGGTTTTGAGGCATTAAAAACAAATACCACTACAAGTTATAATACTGCTGTTGGTACAGAAGCATTAAAAGTAACTGCTGCAGGTTATAATACTGGTGTTGGTCACGGTGCATTAAAATCAAATACAACTGGTGAATTTAATACTGCTTTAGGTGATAATGCATTACTTTCAGCAACAACAGCAGATAAGAATACTGCTTTAGGTAGGTCTGCAATGACCAATACTACAACAGGGGCAAATAATACTGCTGTTGGTCAAAATGCAGGAGCTAATATTACAACTGCAGATTATAATACTGCTGTTGGTAGTGATTCATTAAAAACAAACACAACAGGAGCAAATAATACTGCTGTTGGATATCAAGCATTAGAATCAAACACAACAGCATCTAATAATACTGCTGTTGGATATGATGCATTAAAAGTAAACACAACAGGAACACAAAATAATGCTTTCGGTAGAGGTGCTTTAGATGCTAATACAACAGGAGCTAATCATGTAGCAATTGGAAACAATGCTTTAGGATCCAATACAACTGGTGATAATAACACTGCTGTTGGTGTAAATGCATTAACTGCAAATACAACAGGTAATTATAACGTTGCTATGGGACATAATGCATTAGATGCTAATACCACTGGAGCACAGAATACTGCTCTTGGTTATGATGCATTAACTGCAAGTACCACCGTTAACTCAAACGTTGCTATTGGTTATAATGCAATGGCTGCAAATACGACTGGTGCTGATAACACAGCCGTAGGTACTGCTGCACTTGATGCAAATACAACTGCAAGTGCTAATACTGCTGTTGGTAGAAGTGCATTAGGTGCTTGTACAACTGGTGCTAATAATGTTGCTCTTGGTTATCAGGCAGGTAGTGGATTAACTACAGCTGCAAGATGTACAATTATAGGACAAGGTGCTGCTAATGCTGCTATGACAGGTGATGATAATGTCATTATTGGTAGAGAAGCAGGCTATGCAATAACATCAG